AATTCAAAAGATTGGTGAGACAAGTCAAAACATTAGTCAAATGCTTGCTGTTCATAATGAAAAGATTGAGCAGTGCAATAGAACTGATAATTTGATTGTATCCATGATTGAAGATATTAAAAAGTCTTCAAAGGAACAACATGATGAAATCAGTGCAAAACTAGGAGAGAGAATAGAAAAGGTAGAAGAAAAGGTAGAAAGTATTTCAAAATTTAGATGGCAAGTATTGGGTGGGTTAGCAGTTGTTGCAATCTTCATTAAATTTGTTCCCCCAGTATTTTCTTTCTTGACACAAGCACCAGCACCCATTACAATAGAGAGACAGAAGTAATATCCACCCTTTGTAATGAGTTTCATTGACAGCAAGTACATTGGACTTGTATCTTCAAGACTTCAAAAATTTTCACAGAAGAAGCAAGGACTTTATAATTTTAGGTGTCCCTATTGTGGAGATTCACAGAGACATAAGAATAAAGCAAGGGGATACATTTACAAATATAAAAATGATCACAACTTCAAGTGTCATAACTGTGGAGCATCAAAATCTTTTACGCATTTTTTGAAGGATCTTGATGTGGTACTTCATGATCAATATGTTATGGAGAGATATAAGGAGGGATTGACTGGCAAAGGATCCAACACTGCAGATCCCACCTTTAATTTTCAAGAACCAAAGTTTTTCAAGAAACCTGAAAATTTACAAACTCTGAAAAATATAGACCTGCCTACCATAGCAGAACTAAATAATGAACACCCAGCAAAAGTATATTTAAATAATAGAAAAATTCCAGATAATTTCTTAAATCAGTTATATTACTGTGAAAATTTTAAGAAGTGGACTAATGAACAAAAATATACTTTTGAATCTATAGACCAAGATGAACCAAGAATCATAATCCCACTTATCAATCAAGGGGAAGTCATAGGGTTCCAAGGTCGTAGTCTAAAAAAATATTCTAAAATTAAATACATTACTATTATACTGAATGAAAACTTTCCCAAAATTTATGGATTTGACAATGCAAAAAAAGAGGAAACAATCTATGTCACTGAGGGACCACTGGACTCATTCTTCATACGCAACTCGATTGCTATGTGTGGAGCTGATGCTGATATTACTAAGTGGGGTATCAGTGATTTTGTTAGGGTCTATGATAACGAACCCAGAAACACAGAAATTGTCTCCAGGTATGCCACTTCCATCTCCAGAGGAGAAAGAATCGTCATTTGGCCAACTAGTATAAAAGAAAAAGATATTAATGATATGGTTTTATCTGGACTTAACGTCCAAGAGGTGGTAGAATCAAACACATATTCTGGTTTAGAAGCAAAACTTAAATTTACCAATTGGAAACGAGTATGAGCAACGGAACAAAAGTTATCAAGAGGAATGGTACTACTGAGCCCCTTGATCTGAATAAACTTCATCTGATGGTAGAGGAAGCATGTAGAGATATTGCTGGTGTATCTGCTTCTCAGGTTGAGATGCAGTCTGGTATTCAATTCTATGATGGCATTACCACTGCAGAAATCCAAGAGATCCTAATTAGATCTGCTTCTGATCTTATTGATTTGGATAATCCAAATTATCAATTTGTAGCAGCAAGACTTCTTCTGTTCTCTGTAAGAAAGTCTTTGTATGGAAGAGTACAGGATCATCCTTCATTTGTTGAACATATTAAAAATTGTGTCAGTGCTGGAGTGTATGACCCAGAGATCCTAACTAACTATAGTGAGGATGAACTTAACAGACTTGGTAACTATATTAATCATGATCGTGATTATCTCTTTACCTATGCTGGTCTAAGGCAGGTTGTAGACAAATATCTTGTACAAGATAGAAGTTCTGGGAAAGTATATGAAACTCCCCAGTTCATGTATATGATGATTGCTGCAACTATTTTTGCTAAGTATCCTAAAGAAACTAGAATTTCATACATCAAAAGATACTACGATGCAATCTCAAAGCACAAAATCAACATCCCAACACCAATCATGGCTGGAGTTAGAACAACTCTCAGACAATTTGCTAGCTGTGTTCTTGTTGATGTTGATGACTCCCTCGATAGCATCTTTAGCAGTGACATGGCTATTGGTAGGTATGTTGCTCAGAGGGCAGGCATTGGCATCAATGCAGGTAAAATCCGTGCAATCAACTCTAAGATCAGAGGGGGAGAAGTTGCTCATACAGGGGTTGTCCCATTCCTCAAGAAGTTTGAAGCAACTGTCAGATGCTGTACACAAAACGGGATTCGTGGTGGAAGTGCTACTGTCCACTTTCCAATCTGGCACAGAGAAATAGAAGATATTATTGTACTCAAGAACAACAAAGGAACAGAAGATAATAGAGTTAGAAAACTAGATTATTCAATTCAAATCAGCAAACTCTTCTATGAGAGATTCATCAACAACCAAGACATTTCACTCTTTAGTCCCCACGACGTTCCTGAGCTTAGTGCTAATTTTGGGCTTGATGGATTTGACGATCTTTATCTGGATGCAGAACGAGATCAGTCTATTCCAAGAAAAACTATTGGTGCTCAAGAACTCATTCTGGACCTCTTGAAAGAGAGAGCAGAAACTGGTAGAATCTACATCATGAATATTGACCATTGCAATTCTCACTCATCCTTTAAGGATAAGATTGAGATGAGCAATCTGTGTCAAGAAATTACTCTTCCAACTAAACCACTAAATCATATTGATGATCCTGATGGTGAAATTGCTCTTTGTATTTTGTCTGCAGTTAATGTGGGTAAAGTCAAGGATGATGAAGAGTTTGAAGAACTTTGTGAACTCTCAGTGAGAGGTCTAGAAGAACTTATTGACTATCAGGATTATCCTGTGGTTGCAGCAGAAAAGTCTACCAAAGCAAGAAGATCTCTTGGTGTTGGGTTTATTGGACTTGCACATTACCTTGCTAAACTTGGATTCAGATATGATTCTCAAGAGGCATGGGATGCAGTTCATGGACTTTCTGAATCATTCCAATACTATCTTCTTAAGGCATCTAATCAGATTGCTAAAGAGAAAGGTGCTTGTGAATACTTCAACAGAACTAAGTATGCAGATGGCATTCTGCCAATTGATACTTACAAAAAAGATGTAGACGAAATTACTTCTATTCCATACCAGCATGATTGGGAGACTCTACGTGCCGAGATTCAGGCACATGGACTTAGACATAGCACACTGTCAGCACAAATGCCTTCAGAGAGCAGTTCCGTTGTGTCAAATGCAACCAATGGAATTGAACCACCTAGAGGGTTCTTGTCAGTTAAGAAGAGTAAGAAGGGTCCCCTTAAGCAGATTGTTCCCCAGTACCAACACCTTAAGAACAATTACACGCTCCTTTGGGATATGCCTAGCAATACTGGGTATATTAATATTGTTGCAGTTATGCAAAAGTTCTTTGATCAGGCGATATCTGGAAACTGGTCCTATAATCCAGAAAATTACCAGGATAATGAAGTTCCTGTTACAGTGATGGCACAGGATTTCCTGAGCACATACAAGTATGGATGGAAGACATCTTATTACCAGAATACATATGATAATAAGACTGATGAAATTAAAGAACCATCTCAAAGTGTTAATGATTTAATTGAGGAAATTTTAAGTTCAAAAGGAGAGGAAGACTGTGACAGTTGCAAAATTTAGAGTTAATTCAGAGGAGTCTATTCAAGGGATGACTGTATTCAATACATCTAAAGTAGATACCAAAAAGCAACCTATGTTTTTTGGCAATCCCTTGGGGGTTCAGAGATATGATCAATACAAGTATCCAATCTTTGATAAACTAACTCAACAGCAACTGGGATACTTTTGGAGACCTGAGGAGGTCTCCCTCCAAAAGGATCGTGCAGATTTTGCACATTTGAGACCAGAGCAAAAGCACATCTTTACCAGCAACCTGAAGTATCAGATCCTCCTTGATTCTGTTCAGGGAAGAGGTCCTGGCATGGCATTTATTCCATACTGCTCTCTTCCTGAACTGGAAGCATGTATGACTGTGTGGGAGTTCATGGAGATGATTCACTCCAGATCCTATACTTATATCATTAAGAATGTTTACTCAGATCCAACAGAAGTCTTTGACACCATCTTAAATAATGAAAAGATCCTGGAAAGAGCATCCTCTGTTACAGGAGCTTATGATGATTTTATTAATTCTGCACAACATTATGGAATATCTAATGATTGGATCTTTGCACAAGAGGGTGCTGGATATGCAAGAGAAGGTAGAATTGAATTAAAGAGAAAACTTTACAGAGCAATTGCCAATGTCAACATTCTCGAAGGTATCAGGTTTTATGTCTCGTTCGCTTGCAGCTTTGCATTTGGTGAACTCAAACTTATGGAAGGATCCGCTAAAATTATCTCTCTCATCGCAAGAGACGAAAATCAGCACCTTGTCATTACTCAAAACATCCTCAATAAGTGGAATGAAGGGGATGATCCAGAGATGCAACAAATTGCTAAAGAAGAGCAAGATTGGGTGATCTCTGCTTTCAAAAAATGTGTTGATGAAGAAAAAGCATGGGCACAGTACCTGTTTAAAGATGGGTCCATGATTGGACTCAATGACAAACTTCTCAACAGTTATGTTGAGTGGATTGCCAATAGAAGAATGCGCTCAATTGGAATGAAACCTATCTATGATATCCCTGCCAAGAATAATCCACTCCCATGGACAGAACACTGGATCTCCTCAAAAGGTCTACAGGTTGCTCCGCAGGAAACAGAAGTTGAAAGTTATGTGGTTGGTGGAATTAAACAAGACTTAAAGAAAGACAGTTTTGCTGGATTCAAACTGTGATCAGAGGGGCATTGCCCCTCTTTTTTTTATAAATAATTTTAAAGTCTTTGTGCGTCATGAATAGTTTACAGGAAGCATACTTAAAAATTTACCAGTCTCAACTTGATGAAGCAATGAGTGAGGATGAGAAAGAAATGAGACGTCTTGCTGCTCAAGAAAGAAGAGCAGGTAAGTCTGATAGAATGGATGCAAAAGTTGCTAAGAAGTATGCAGATTCTGAATCAAAATCTGCAGAGAGAGAAGATAAGAAATCAAAGGGTAAGCACATTCATGGAATGGCAGATTCTGTTGAATTGGAAGGTGAACAGATTGATGAAATCTCATCTCACCTTGCCTTGACTGCTTCACAAAAAGCAGATGAGAAAAGAAGAGTTGCTGCAAATGCTGGTGATAGAGAAACTGCTTCTAAGAAAGCTGCTCAAGCATCCAGAATTTATGCTGGAATAGCAAAGAGAAAGGCAAAAGAAAGAACTCAGAGTGAAGCAAAAGATGATTCATATCTAGAGACAGATATGGAAAAGAGAAAGAAAAATAATGAGAAGGCAATTGCTGACATGAAAAAGGTGAAGGACAATACTGTTCCTCGCTGGATGAAGGAAGATACTCTTGATGAAAGAGCACTTGATCCTACTGAGAAGAAGGAAAAGGAAAGACTTGTCAAGGGTATGAAAAAGTCTGCTTCAGATTTCAAAAAGAGATATGGTGAGAGAGCAAAGTCTGTAATGTATGCAACTGCTACAAAGCAGGCAAAGGACAATATGGATACCTCCAAGTCAGATCGCAGATATGGGGTTGAGAGATGAATGAGGAGTTGACCCCACCAGAGGCACCTAGGAAGGGCAGGAAACCCTCTGAGATTGCCAAGAGGGAGAAGCTTACTGCCCTGATTGCCAAGATCAGGGACAGTAAGGATAGGGTTGACAAGGCATCCAAAGGTAAGTAGAATAACTCTGTAAGGGTTCAAGATAAATAATAGCTCATATACTATGAGTTCTATGAGTTACGAGAACCCTTGGATTTACAATGGGGAAATATTTGAGTCTGATCATATTCAAGATCATTTTGGTTTTGTTTATTATCTTTACTGCAGGAAAACTAATCGTTCTTACATTGGTAGGAAGTATTTCTGGAGCTTTACAAAACCAAAGGGAAAGAGTAGAAGAGTTAAATCAGAGTCTAATTGGAAACAATATTATGGATCCTGTCCAGAACTCAAAGCAGACATTGACCTTTGGGGAAAAGAGTCAGTGGACAGAACTATACTTAGTCTCCATAAAACAAAAGGAAAGTGCAACTACGAAGAAACAAGACAACTTTTCTTAAACAATGTTTTGACTGAATCCCTTGACAATGGTATTCCTAAGTACTACAATAGCAACATTCTATCCAGGTATTTTAGGAAAGATTATTATGAGTTCATCCCAGATTCAGCATCTCTGTAGCAAAGTAGTGGATGATATCATTGATAGAATGCATGTTCTTTGTGCTGATGGTAGGACAGAAGATGCAAAGGCTTTGTATGGTGAAATTCAAGACTGGATTGTTAAGAAGACAGACATTGATGTTTTGTCTCTGCAATACTTAGATGAATATTGACTACAAATAAATATCCTGGTATTATGTAATTCGTCATGAGTCTTTGACAGTGACATTAGAGCCTAGGAGATTGCCCCTTGAGAAAGGGGAAGTGCGCTTTCTCTATTAGGATGTAGAGTTCAATTAAGTTTAGTGCAAAACATCTTTACTGTAGCCCTGCCCCTTCTGGCATCGGTTACAACCACAACGGCATCACTGCCATTCGTCAACTACAAGTTGCAGGGTCCTCCCCCTCCAGTTGAACAAACACCATTCTCTGTTATTAAAGAGTTTGATCTTGTAGATGAAGAGAAGACAGCAATCCGAGAGGTTGCACCAAAGCCAAAAGAGATAAGGCTAATTTGTAAAGGGTGTAATGAAAATGAAAATGCTGCCCTGGCATACTTCCAGGATCGTGGTATAAAAGACAGAAACGCCCTTGCTACCATCATGGGCAATATTAGACAGGAATCAACATTCGTGCCTAATATTTGTGAAGGTGGTAGTAGAACCAGTTACCATGGCTGCTGGCGTGGTTATGGACTGATTCAATGGACATCTGCCAACAGATATTATGGATTGGGTGATTTTGCTAAAAAGTATGGTGGTTCTCCATCAGCACTTGATACGCAACTTCGTTATCTTACAAACGAAATCCAATGGCAAAGAATTGAGGACAGGATGAAGATGCCTGGCAAATCAATTGATCGCTATATGGATTATGCGTATAGTTGGATTGGTTGGGGGCATCATGGTGCCCGTACATCTTATGCACATGATTATGCCAACCGACTGATCAAGGTAGAGGTTTAATACAATAGAATAAAGGGGGTTGACAACTCTCAACCCCTAGTCTATAATAATTTTATAAATGCGGGTATGGTGTAGTGGTAACACGTCATCCTTCCAAGTTGAAATCAGGGGTTCGAATCCCCTTACCCGCTTACTAAATATAGCATTTATGAAGACCAATGTTAACTATAAGATGTAAGAACTGCAATTCCCTGTTGCAGTCTCATCCATCCCAGACAAGGTGCTGTGGATGTGATAACTTAACAAGTATAAAGGGAGAAACTATCACTGCTCTAGACTTGACAAAGGTGGTGATAGAAAGTAATATACTAAAGAAGGAAAGCAAGGATGTCCTTACAAGAGAGGATCTTGCTTTCCAAGAACAAAGAAAAAATCGTAAAGTTAGAAAACTGGAGTTTGAAATTAAATGAGCTGGGAATCCCCAAACCTGTCCAAAGGAGATGTTGAATTGCTAACAATTGCATTAGATGAATATCTCTATGTTTCAAATCTGGAAATACTTGAAAGACCAACTATGGAAAGACTTCTGCACAGGCTTGAGGATTATTTGGCAAAGTCTTAATCATTAAGAAATAGTTAGATGAGTATATAGTGTACAACATCTAACTAGGTATGGACAATCATACATATGATAATTGGGTGAAAATTAAAGAGACATTTGAAAAGTCTGGTAACACAAACAACATGTTCTACAAGAGGGCATGTGCAATTGTCAAAACTAAAGTAGATCCAATGGAGAAGTTTTTCAATCATGACTTTAGTAACACGTAAAGAAGTCCAAGAAATGATTGATGCTGCCATTGACAAACACAATAAAACTGCTACAATCATAAGTGCCACACTGGGTTCAATACTATTGTTCTTCTATGCACATGGTGTTATTGCTATTATACATAAACTAAAATGACTCACATAGCAGCATACTTGTTGCAGAATCAAATTTTTTTGGGAACACTTTGCTTTTTATTGGTAATGGTTCCAATTCTAGGAATAATGAAAGTACATGACCATGATGAATGATTTTAACATGCAAGAATTGACAGTAGAAGAACTGCAAGAATATTTTAATGAAATTATGCATAGGGTAGAGGAAGGAGAATCTTTCCTGATACGCACTCCAGATAACAATGATTGTGTTCTAATTCCTTATGATGAGTATGAGGAATACTACAAGGAATTTTTTGAGCATGATGATGCCTGCTAAGGCAGTTTTGGGAGTATAGCTTAATGGTTAGAGCGCCCTGCTTATAACGGGGTAGTCTGAGTTCAACTCTCAGTACTCCTATTGCTCCCTTAGCAATCTGGTGAATGCAGCGAACTCATAATTCGCCTGAGGTGAGTTCGATCCTCACAGGGAGCATAGTCTTGGGATGACTCTAAAAGCACCCTGGTCGGGAAACCCCCCCTTCAGTCATGGAGAGACTTAAACAATCCTGGTGGAGTCATATGACCCTCTAAGGTTTCTTGCTTCCTCAAAGAGCAAGTGGTGCGGATGGGATCTAACTCCCGCCTGGTTTCCAATTTCCAGACAAAGAATTGGTGGCGAGCCTGCAATACCTACATGGATTATTAAGAGAGGTTGCATAAACCTCTCTTTTTTTGTATAATGGTAAAAAGTATCTAATATATGAAGACAGCACTTATAACAGGTATCACTGGACAAGATGGATCTTACTTGGCTGAACTCCTTTTGGAGAAAGGTTATGAAGTTCATGGCATTGTTAGGAGGTCTTCCCTTATCAATACGCATCGTATTGATCATCTATATGATAGAATTCATTTGCATTATGGTGACCTCACTGATTCTACGAACTTAGTTAGAGTCATCCAGTTAGTTCAACCAGATGAAATCTATAATCTTGCTGCACAAAGTCATGTAAAGGTATCCTTTGAGATGCCTGAATATACTGCTGATGTGGATGGTGTAGGAACTCTGAGAGTTCTTGAAGCAGTGCGTCTATTGGGTATGGAAGATAGAGTAAGAATCTATCAGGCATCTACCAGTGAACTGTATGGTTTGGTTCAGGAGATTCCTCAAAAAGAAACCACTCCATTCTATCCAAGATCTCCTTATGGAGTGGCAAAACTTTATGCATATTGGATTACAAAAAACTATCGTGAATCATATGGAATGTATGCCTGCACTGGCATTTTATTCAACCATGAATCTCCCAGAAGAGGAGAAACATTTGTAACTAGGAAA